CCTCCTGGAGATAAACTCACAAGAGTTATTGTACCAAACATGACTCCATTAGAAGCTGCGAACTGGGTAAAAGACAGAGTAACTACTAAAAATGGATTTCCATACTTTTTATATGCAACACTTAGTGATGATGACTTAAGGTTTTATGATTTAGAATCTATGCTTCAGGGCCAACCACTAAATGAAGGCAGACCACACTATACGTATTCATTGAATTCAGATCAGATTCCTCTATTAACAAATGATCAGGGTGAAACTAAACCTAGATCAAATAGTAATACAGTTGAAGATGCGTCCTTTGTTATTAATTCATATTCTCTTGAAAGATATTCTGATCACTTGAACTATGCAAGAAAAGGTTTTACAACATCAAAGTATAATTTTATTGATACAACATTTGGTGATAACCTTGAAACTAAGTTTAGAGCGGATAAAGTCTTTTCAAAGATGGTAAAGGATAATCTTTTAAGAGGGCAATCAAAGTATCCTCTCTATGATTATATCAGTGAGTTTGGTGGAAAAGGAATACACGAATATGATACTCGAGAAATAACTCACTTCGCTACATCTAGGCAGTACAATGATTTCTTTGACACTGAAGGTTATCATGAAGCAAAAACTGAGTCAGACCATGCATTAAAAGTAACAGCTAAGGCTTTAAGGTTTTGGCTACTCAACTCTCCTATTACAATTCAAGTTCCTGGAAGAAACTTTTTAAGAAATGATGTGTGTCCTACAATAGGAAATATTTTTAGAGTAGGATTTATAGCCAATAGGTCAACTGTAGGTCTTCCTATTGGAGAGTACATAGATCAACAAAAGACAGGAGACTACTTAGGTTATTCTGCTCGTCATGTTTTTAGTGGTGAAAGATACAGTGTTCACATAACTATGACAAAACTTGGAACTCCAGGATATGGAAGAGGTACTTACGCATGATAGACACGTGGAGAACAGATGTAAGTCCAAAGTCTTTGTACACTGATTATGCAGGCGCAGACACTGTTTGGTTTGCTGCGAGAGTAATTAGTAATAATGATCCTTTAAAACTAGGAAGAGTTCAAATTCGAATCTTTGGTGTTCACAGTGATAACATCGAAGAACTTCCTACAGCCGATCTTCCATGGGCACAAACACTAAACACTAATGGTGGAGGAGTTTCTGGTATTGGAACGTTTTCAGCTATGATTCCCGGAACTTTTGTTTTTGGAATATTTCTTGATGGAAGACACAGCCAGATTCCTCTTGTATTAGGATCAACTCCTACAATTGAAGGCCCATCTGGATCACAAAGGACTGATCCTACTGCGCCGTTTATGCCTGAAAAAGATAACAATAGAGATCCAATAGATAGAACTAATCCAGTTGACGGTACAGTTGACGCTGCACTCGAAGGTGGAACCAATGCAGAAAAGATTTTTAATTTTTATATTGCGAATGGTTATACTCCAGAACAAGCTGCAGGATTTATAGGTAACTTTTTTGCAGAGTCTAACTTGAATCCGGAAGCACTTAATCCTAATGACTTAGGTAAACCAGCGTTTGGTCTAGCTCAATGGAGAGGTGATAGGTTAGATAATTTAAAATCATGGTCCGCAGGTAGAGGATTAGATTATAGAACACTAAAGGCACAGTTACAGTTTTCACTACATGAATTGTCTGGTTCGGAAAGATCAGCAGGAGGAAAGATTAAGAAAGCAGCAACTGCGAGAGAATCTGCATATGTAATTACTCGATACTATGAAAGACCTTCATATGAAATAGTAAATGGAATCTATACGAGTCCTTCCTTAGATCTAAGAATACAGGTAGCAAAAGATGCCTATGAAAGGTTTGCAAGAGCATGACAGAAAAATTTGATAAAGTTCCAGTTAGTAAAGTCAATAATACTTTAGCTAGACTTCCTATTGGAGGAGAGTTTACTAAAGAAATTGAAAAGATGAATTTTGCATCTCAAGAGTATGCATCAACTCAAAACACTCAACTAGGAAAAGTAATAAACGAACAAAAAGGTGGAGTCAGAGTTCTTACACAGTCTGATGAATATCCTGCAGCAGTTGGTGGAGTATCGGTTCCACCTATCGTGCAAGCAGGTGTTGGAATGAAAGATGATGAACTTCAGAACGGTGGAAAGAAAAATCTACAGTTCGGAGAAGAGATCGGAAAGATGACACACTCTATGGTTACAATCATAGGAAGTCCTACAGGTAGTGGATACATGCACTCTAAAATAATACTAGGAACACCACAGGCAATTAAGAATGCGTATTTTGATACTGTAGGAAAAGAACCTGATCCTAGTTACGCTCCTCAGTTTGCACCACCTTCTTTACAGGGTGCAGCAACTTCTGCGTTGTCATCTATGAGTTCTTCTGCTGACTACTCATCTCAAATACAATCAGTGTCTAAAAATATTCTTGAAGGTGTACAAGGACTGCAGACAAAAGTAAATGCTCTGGTTGGAAATAGAGATGCAGGAGTTACACAAAGAGCAACACTATCTTCACAAAACTATATTGAAAACTTTTTAAGAGGAGTTTCAAAAGATACACTTAATGAAGAGGAGATCTCAAAAGGAATAGACTTATTGTTAGCAGGTGATAACAACTCAGTGATTAGCTTAGTTCAAAATGCTGGTGCAAGAGAAAATGTTGACTTAGGCGATCAGTCAACGTTAGAAAATAATATTATTAGCATGAACCCTGCGTTATCAAATGCAATCACAAACCAATCAGCATCATTTAACAATATGGGTGTTTCATCTAATCGAACAAAGGATTTGTCAAGTATATCAAATAATTGGAATGGACAGGACACTTCATCAGGATATACATTTGAAAGAGTTCACAGTGTTGAAGAACTTGTAGCTGAACTCAGGTCTATTACAAGACCAATTACTGAAACAGTTGTGCACTGGACAGCACACTTTAATGATCAAGGTCATGTTGGTGCAAGAGAAATTCATGAGATTGGACTACGAAGAGGATTTGCTGGATGCAGCTATCACTACGTCATAAAAAGAAACGGTAACATTGAAAGAGGTAGACCTGTTAATATTAAAGGTGCACATGCGAGAGCAGCAGGACACAATAACAACAGCATAGGAATATCTTTTGTCGCTGGATATAATTGTCCTTCCGGAACACCGAATCCTGAGAGGTATGTAGGTGCAGAGTCTATTACACCTGCACAATTTGCTTCTCTTGATGCGTATCTAAAATCTTTCTATATGGTTTATCCTGGTGGTCAAGTATTCGGTCACATGGACTTCGATGGAGGAAAACCTGATCCTGGGTTTGACGTTGGTACATACATAAAAGCAAGATTTAATAAAGTTAATGCAGCCAATCCTAGGAATGGACCAATTAGTGAAACACAAATGGCATCGCTTCTTGCCGAAACAACTCAAGGTGAGACAATAGCATGAGTACAGCAGATAAAGAACTACAACAAAGAATACTGGAAACATCACTTGCTCAAGTGGAAGGAGAAGGTCGACCAAAAGATGCTTTCTCTGATCCTAGCGGTCAGTACCCATCGTTTGACTATCATGGAGAACAGAGTACAAATAAAGTAGCAAGAGGAGATGGTGTTAATGAGTTAGACTTAAGAAACGGTATCCCAGGAATTAATACAGATCTTGCACAACGAGTTTCAACTCAATATCCTTTAGCGTCTACAACTCATTCAGTGTCTGGCCACGTCATAGAAATAAATGATACTCCAGGTGGTGAAAGAATATTAATTCGTCATAACACTGGTGCAGGCGTAGACATTAAGAGTGATGGAACAGTCATAGTAAACGCAAAGAGTAATAAAGTAGAGATCGTTGACGCCGATCATAGAATGGTTGTTGAAGGAAGTGGAAATATATCTTACTACGGTAACTTAAATATGAATGTTTCAGGTGATTATAATGTGACTGTTGGAGGTAATTACAACTTAAAAGTAACAGGAAACTGGATAGTTAATATTGTTGGATCTCTTAAAACAACTGTTGTTGGAATTGTATCAGAGGTTGTACAAAAATCAAAGTCTGTCATTGTTCTTGGTCAGTTAACTCAAACATATCTTTCAGACGTTCATCATTTTGTAAAAGGTGCTTATCAACATTTCATAAAAGGCAACGCCGACTACAATCACGGCGCTATAACCAAGTTTACTTCTCAACTAGAAGTTGACGTTAGTTCTCCTAATATTAATATAGCCGGTGATAACATTAATATTCTTTCAAATGGTGGAACACAAGGTGGTGAAAATGTTATCAAGTACGGTAAGAACATGTATTTAAATGAGAAGTTAGAAAGTAAAACTATTACAACAACTGCAGCGTATGCAACAACTTTTCACGGTGACTTGAATGGAACTTCAAACGCATCGTTAAGATCATCGGTTGCAGGTGGTTTAGGTATTGTAAGTGTAACCTCACCTATCATAGATTCAACGGCTCTTGATCCTACAAAAACTGAACAGCCAACTTCAGCGATTATGTCTGAGTACTTAAACCATACAGATCTAGGTGTTAAGATTGTGAGTATTGATGAAGACGAATCTATTAAGAACTATTATAATAAGTCTGTTACGAGTAATGGTGTAACAAATAGAGCTCTCAATACTAGAGAAGTAAGATCTAAATTAAAAGACACTTCAAACAGGTCAAACAATAAGTTCATCAACGACAGAATGGCAGCAGGCGTATTGAACTCTAACTTTGCTAACACTGTACCTGGAGAAATTGGAAGAGTCAGAGGAAAAGATTCTACAGTTAGAGTTGGTCAAAACATTATAGGTCAAGCTGGAAGAACTCTTATGCAAAATAGGTTTAAGCCTGCAGACTCATCATCTAAACCTAAGACGTATACGTTCCCTCTCGAAGCTCAGTACAATCCAAACAATCAAGCAAAAATAACTCACAACACTCTTCTTGGAAAAGGGATACCTATATCTAAATTTACTGGATCTGTAGGGAACAAGACTACACTTAACCATATTACAACTGAAGAGGAAAGAAAACAAATCGCAAGGAACTTATATGTTCAGAGTCAAGTGATAAGAACCTTTTATGATCTAGACTTGTTTAAGAACTACAACTTAATTGTTGCAGAAGGATTGTATCAAGCAGGTCCAGGTGAAACACCTAGAGGATTTAATGATTTAGCTCAGACAGGAAGAGGAGTTGCCTATGAGGTTTATTCAGCCGATGGCGTTATTGCACTTGACAAGTTATATGACTATGCAGAATTTTTGAAAGATACGTTTAGTTATGATAAACTAGCACTACACTATGATACTTATAGTACTGATGGAAAAGTTCATGGTCAATTAATTATAGAGATTCCAACAATACCAGCATCTTTCTCTGCAACATTTAAAATGGAACTAGAAACAGTGTTTAATGGAGAAAATCAAAGTTCTTCAGATCTTATTGAAATTGTATATAAATAGAAGTATCTACTTAATCACTTAACAGGAGCAAAAGGATGACATACCCCACAGAAGACATGATTTCAATGATGGAAAACTTGAGAGATCAAGCTAATGATATGGAACGTCATGTAAAGAATATGATAGAAGCTCAAGGAAGAGCTTGTGGAATTGAACTTGATAAAAGAAAAAATGCAAGAGATCTGATGGAAGAACTTCATGAACACCAAGTAAATGAAGGAATGTGTATGGAGAATGGTCATCCAGAAAATCAACAAGAAATGATGTGGGCATATGTACCTAATACAGAAGTTCACTATGACACTGCAGTTGATCCGGACTATCATCCTGGTGACTATCAAGAAATGAATATTCTTGACGAAGATGATGAATGGGAAGATGACGATGATTACGAAGATTGGGAAGATGACGAAGATCATGCAATGCCAGATGATGGAGTAAAGTAATAAATGGTTAAAAGAGCGAATGCAGTTGAAGATGGTAGGTACGAACCACCCGTACTGAACTCCACTCGTATTAATCCGAGTGTTGACATTGACTTGTTGTTCGCCCCAAAACGTAAACACGTATCCGGTGAAACCGGAGATATTTTTAAGAAGTTAGACTACGCTGCAATAAAGCAGTCAGTAAAAAATATTGTAATGACGAACTTTGGAGAAAAACCATTTAACACGGAGTTCGGAGGAAACATTAGAGGTCTTTTATTTGAGAACGCAGATCCTGACTATTTAGAAGACCTAGAAGCATTGATCGCCAGTAACATAGAACTTTCTGAGCCAAGAGCAAGAAACGTAATTGTAGAGATCGATCAAACTTATGTTGATAGAAATTATCTAGCCGTAAGAGTTAATTTTGCTGTTGTGCATACGCTAGAAAACATATCATTAGAAACAACTATAGCTAGGATAAGATAATGGCAACAAATATACAATCAACGCAACTAGATTTTGAGACAATAAAGAATAAGTTAAAAACTTACTTTGCAGCAAAAACTGAGTTTAGTGATTATGATTTTGAAGGATCAGGTCTTTCAAATATCTTGGATGTTCTAGCATACAATACTCATATTAATGGTCTAATTGCCAACCTTGCACTAAACGAAAACTTTTTACACACTGCACAATTAAGATCATCTCTTGTAACTCATGCTGAAGCTCTTGGTTATAATATTAGATCTAAAACCTCATCTCAGGTTGAGATGAATATTACACTGAACTTAGCTGGAGTTCCAAACAGAGCTGCTTCATATGCTCTTCCAGTCAACTCAGAGTTCACAGCTTCAAATGAAGAAGGCACCTTTGTATTCTTAACTAGAGAAAAATACATTGCAACAGACGATGGAGCTGGAAGTTATGTTTTTAAAGACGCTGAAGGTGGAGATACTATAAAAGCATTTGAAGGAGTTATCGTAACAAAAACATTTTTTGCAGGATCAAAAGAAGACAGGCAAGTCTTTATCATACCAGACGAAGAGATTGACACATCAACTGTAATAATTAAAGTTTATCCTTCGGCCAACTCAGCGTCTTTTGTTGAATACACAGATCTAGCAAAAGCGATAAAGGTTGATAAGAACTCAACGTACTACACTTTAAGAGAAGCACCGAATGGAAAGTTCGAGTTAAATTTTGGTGATGGTATTACATTTGGAAAAACACCTGATACTGGAAGCAAGATTGTTGTTGAGTACTTAAGGACACGTGGAAAAGATGCTAATGCATGTAAAACTTTTACAACTGATATATCATACACTGTTAATAGTCAAGTCACACCAGTAAGTTTAGTTGCTACTGGTCCTTCTGCAGGTGGTGGTGATAAGCAATCAAAAGAATCAATCAGACAACTCGCACCTTCGGCTTTCGCAACACAACAAAGACTAGTTACTTCTGAAGATTATAGAGCTACTATCATAGCGAACTTTCCTACAGTGCAAGACGCTTCTGTTTGGGGAGGAGAAGAAAACGTACCTATTGATTACGGAAGAGTTTATATTAGCTTAGACTACAATTCAGGTATAACACAATCAGCAAAAGATATTATCAACAACAGGATTGAAACAGATTTTTCTGACAACCTATCAGTTATGTCAATAACTCCTAAGTTTGTAGATCCAGTTACGTGTTTTATTGAGATGTATTCAGACTTCTTTTACAATCCAGACTTAACTGGTAAGACAGCGCCGACACTAGAAAATGAAATAAGACTAGCAATACAAAATTATTTTAGTAACGATATCAATGGGTTTAACAAGACTTTTAGAAGATCTAACTTATTGACAGACATTGATGAACTCAACACGGCGATACTTAACTCAAAGATGGATATTAAGTTACAGATAAGACTAAAACCTACACTAAACACTGGATTGGAATACGATATAGTTTATCCAGTAAAACTCGCAACGCCAGATGATGTCTTTCATAGAATAGAATCAAGCTTGTTTGAGTATCCAGATGCACAAGGATCTTGTAAAATTGTAAACGTCCTCGGATCAAATGTTTTAAAGATAGTTGATATGGGAGCTAATGCAGCAACACTTATAGACAACATTGGATCCTATGATAACAGAAACGGAACAGTAACTTTAAGTAACTTTGCACCAACATCTATCACGGCTGGAGTCGACTACATAAAGTTCAGTGCAACACCTTTTGATCAGGCCATAGTGAAGTCACTTAGAAACTTTGTTTTTGATATTGATTCAGATAAGTTTGTAGTTTCATCGAATGTTGACAGAGAAAATGTAAGAGTATCGTTATAATGATAAGTGATTTGTTAGATTATAGAAGTAACGTTCAGTTTTATAGGGAAGATAAAATCCCACCAAAAGAAGATATTGAGAGAATATTAAAAACTGTACATGAAAGAATGCCTCACAATAACATGAGGTGGCACTATAACATAACAATCTTTGGACCTGAATCAAAAGAGATCAAAAGAAAATTAGCTATTAGTTCTGTTTGTCATGAAGATTCAATGTACTGGAGAAGTCATGAACCTGATGAAGATGAATGGGGTGTGATAGGAGAAGAATACGATAAGTGGAGAGCTTTTCAAAGAGATCCGAGTCAGTGGACAAAGTCAGAGTATAAAGATGATATGTGGCATGATGATCATGGAAACATTGTTCCTGATACAAAATTAGGTGTAGATGATGAAAGGATTTTAGGATTTAATGAACAAGTAACAGCACCTTGGGTATTATTATACACAGAGGCGAAGTCAACGATTCACCCAAGCGTAGAAAAAGAAATGAAACAAATATATAAGAAGCATTCGGATTGGGGAAAAGATATTGCAAAAGGTAGAGTTGAAAAAGATTCGTTGTATGTACAAATGGGACAACACAGTACTTTAACTATGTTGCTTGCTCTTGAAGCAGGTTATAATGTGTCATATACTAAGTGCTTAACTCTTACTCCTAGTTTAGGATTTAATCGTCAAGAAATGCAGTACCCATCGTTTGCGCTTTCGATAGGTTATCCACTTGAACCTAGGAGATCTCACTCTACTAATACGATGCTTCCGCCCTGGCCACAGCATGGAATACCAAGACCCGATATAGAAGACATAGTAAAATGGCAATAAACATAGATAAAACTGAAATAGGTCTACAGAAGAGTCTCGTAAAAGAGGTTCTTCCTTCATACTTTTCAGAAGAATATCCAAACTTAATTACGTTTTTAGAATCATACTATGACTTTCTAGACAGTGACGGTGCATTTGGAGATCTTATTCAAGACTTATACACTGTAAGAGATATTGAAGAAACTTCACTGGCTCACTTAGACAATATGTTTAAAGAGTTTGCACTTGGTATGTCTCAGGACTTCTTTGAAAATCCAAGAGAAATACTAAAAAACTTTGCTAAGTTCTTTAGAGTAAAAGGTTCAAAATACTCTGCGGAAGGATTCTTCAGAGGTTTCTTTGGTGAAGACGCTGAAGTCCACTATCCAAAGCAAGATATATTTATGGTAGGCGAACCCGGATCTCAGATTGGTTCTGACAATGTACATGTTCTTCAAGATGGAGGTATATACCAAGTACTTTCAATTATGATTAAATCACCCGTATCTTTTAATAAGTGGGGTGAACTTTATAGGAAGTTTGTACATCCAACAGGTTTTTATTTATCGAATGAGGTTCAGCTTGTAGATGTTATTACGGATCCAATTGTTGGCTTAGCGGCTCAATTTGATTCACATAGTCATCCACACTCTGACGACTACCCCCCAGAGGGTCCGCGATTGGTGTTCGACGAATCAGTCAATATTGTCACTATGTCATTCGCGGACACTACTTTGTTACAGAGAATGGGAAGGACTTCATACATTAGAGATTCACTAGGAGTAGAAGTACGCTATCCACTTGAAGGATTTGACTCTGCACCTACACACCTAAGACACTTCCCATATAGACCTGATCTTGGTCTGAAAGATTCTTCAATCTACTACACAGATTTTGATCCGGGATCTAATCCAGTATTCATCAAGAGATTAAGTCCAGACGTAGTCATAAGACCGTACTCTGCAAGAGGAGCTGATATTCCAGAAATAGATAATATGTACTCAAGTATTTTTGAATGGACAATGGCTTCATCTCAAGCCTTTGATCGATCAGACTCTTCTGGATATAGTACTGGACCTAAGTTTGATAATACACACGAAACGTTTGACGAAGATATGTACGATTCCGGCACAGATTACGTACAAATTATATAAATAACATAAACAAGTTACAGGAAAGAGAACATGGCAGCTATAGTAACTGATAGAATGAAACTAAAAATTGTTGACAGTATTGTTACTGCGTTTCAAGATACTACTGTTCCTCATTACGTTGGTTTTGGACGATCAGAATATTGGGATTCAAATGACACTGTAGTGACTCCAGTTAATACTACAAAAGAAGAAAGAGACTTTATGGCAGGTCTTCAGTCTATAAAGAGACTGCAAGGTGCGTCATTAGTTATTAACAGAGTTAACTGGACAAAGGGTACAATATATGATCAGTGGGATGACACTAAGGTAACTTATTCCAACGACTTTTATGTGATGAATGAAAACTTTCATGTTTACATTTGTCTCAGAGCAGGAAAGAATGTTAAAGGTGTAGTTGTACCTTCAACAATAGAACCAACTGGATCAAACAATGATCCGATTAGAACTGCTGATGGATACGTTTGGAAGTTTTTATATACTATAAGTGAACTCGAAGCTAGAAAGTTTATGACTTCACAATGGATGCCTACAAAATATATCGAGTCAGTTGATTCAAACTCTTCAGGAATACAACTAAAACAAAAAGAGATTCAAGACGCTGCACAAGGAAGAAGAATAGTTTCGATTGTAGTGACTAATGGAGGATCAGGATATACATCTACTCCCTCAGTAAGTGTTATTGGTAGAAATGCCTCAGGTACAGGTTTAGATTCTGCTCAACTTAGTGTAGTTACAACTGTCGATAGTGGTCAAGTTACAAAGATTGAGTTTGCTGCTGACTCAAGCACTTTAGACTATGGACTTTCTGGATATGCAGAAGCAACTTTATCAATAACCGGTGGTGGGGGAGCCGGTGCTAAAGCCAGAGCAGTGATCAGCCCAAGAGCTGGATTTGGAAAGTTAGCTCCACATGATTTAAAATCTTCAGCGCTAGCACTTCATTGTAGAGTGGACGGTACAGACGAAGATTTTATTCTTGGAAATGACTTTAGACAAGTTGGTGTTATATTAAAACCAAAGAAGATAGGAACTGATTCAGACATGACTGCTGAAACAGGACTAGTCCTTAAACACATGAAAATTAATCATCCTCCTAACAATGTATTTACTGTTGATAAGCTACTAGTAGGTGCGACTAGTGGTGCTAAAGCATATGTAGACAGGTTTGATTCAGATAAAATATTTTATCACCAAACAGATGTAACAGGATTTACACCTTTTCAAAACGGTGAGGTTGTTACAGAAAGCAATGGAACAGGTAACGGAGTCATCAACACTGCTAGAATTGCAGGAGAAGTTGAACCTTATTCTGGAGACTTGCTGTACCTTAACAATAGAGGAGCGATTGAACGTTCCGTCAACCAATCAGAAGATATTAAAATAATTCTTCAGTTGTAAGAGAGTGATTAAATGGCAATAACTGTTACAGAAAACATTTTTAAAACAAAATACAAAGATGACTTTGCTGATAGTGATGGCTATCACAGAATTCTTTTTAATCCTAGACGAGCGCTTCAGGCACGTGAACTTACACAGATGCAAACAATCATTCAACGAGAAGTTGAAAGGTTTGGAAGAAATATTTTTAAAGAAGGATCTTCTGTAAGTTCAAGTGGTGTTATTATAAACTCAAACTATGAGTTTGTAAAGATTAGTACTGCCTTTCCTGCAAGTGACATTGTTGGTCAGACTTTTACAGGACAAACATCAAACGTACAGATAAGAGTTTTAGAAACAGTTGCTGCTTCTGGATCAGATCCTAACACACTTTATGTAAGATACACCAACAGTATTTCAGGAACATCTGGAACAACACCTATTAGACTTACACCAGGTGAACAGCTTTCTGCTGACAACATCAGCGCTACGATGACTGTTCAAACTATTAATACAACATTAAATCCTGCTGTAGGTGCTGGAGTAAGAATCAGCACAGGTAAAGGTGACTTCTTTGTTCAAGGATTCTTTGTATATGCTCCAGCTCAAGACCTAATACTTTCAAAGTACAGTAGAGAACATACAACTGTAATTGGATTTAAAGTACTACAAGAAATTATAACATCTGAAGATAACTCAGCTCTCTATGACAATCAAGGAGACTTACCTAATCCAACTGCTCCAGGCGCAGATAGGTTCAGAATAAAACTCGTACTATCTTCTGAAAGTGATGTACAGCCAGGAGAAACTTTTGTTGCGATCGGTAAAGTTCAGAACTCAAGAATCATTGAGATTGCAAACGGACAAAGTCAATACAATAAAATAAATGATATTCTAGCGCAAAGAACAAAGGAAGAGTCAGGTAACTATATTACTAAACCTTTCTCAGTGTCTTATGATTCTGCAGATGTAGGTAACTTAACACTTACTGTGAGTGAAGGGACTGCATATGTAAATGGATACAGAGTTAATAACCCAACACCTTCATTTATTACAGTGTCTCGGTCAACGACATCAACTGTGCCGTCAACAGACGCTATTGGTGTTGAGTACGGAAACTATGTTGTAGCCACCGATGTAAAAGGTGCACCAGATATTAATAATCTAACAAAGGTCAATATCTCTACATCAGCCACAAATAGTGGAGGTACCATTGGTACTTGTAGAATAAGAAGTATTGAATACGTATCCTCTTCAACCGAATACAGAGTCTATATCTTTGATGTTCAAATGATAGGATCTAACAAGTTTAGAGATGCGAGATCGATTGGAACTGGAACTGCAAACTACGCTGTTCTAAAAACAAAAACAAACACGAATGGTGCAGTTGTTGGAGAGATACAAGAAGCAAATAGAGAAGGACTATTCTTTTCAGTTCCAAACATTAGACCAAAAGAACTTACTGATACTCGACTAGTCTATCAAAAGAAATTTACAGGAAATACGAACTCTTCAGGTCAAGTTTCATACACTGGTTTAACTGGAAATGATAAGTGGACAGATACAACTAGTTGGTTAGTTTATGATGATACAAGTGGAGCAAAGATATCACCAACTTCAGCCATAAGCGGAGCTGGAACTACAACAGCAACTGTTGAATGTGGAAGTTCTTTTGCAAACAAGAGTGTAAGTATTATTGCTTATGTTCTTAGACCAGATGCTACTTCAAAAACAAAAACAGCTACATCTCATTCACTAAATAATAAAACTCTTACAACAGACTCAGATGGGTTTGGAAACACTTTTAAATTCTTAGATCTAGATGCAACAGATATTATTAAAGTTACTAGTGCAACTCTAGATGATGCAAACACTACAGACATAGCTCACTACTTTGAGCTGGATAATGGTCAAAGAGATGCCTTCTACGACCAAGGAAGACTAATATTAAAATCGAATTTCACCGACCCGACTGCAGACGGAACAACAATGGACGTAACTGTAAGTCACTACACTCACTCAACCACTGGTGATTTCTTCTCTGTTAATTCGTATAGTGGAAGTTATTCTAGTATTCCAACTTTCACAGCTGAAAATGGATTTGAAATTAACCTAAGAGACGTACTCGACTTCAGACCAGTGAAGGATCAATCAGGAGAATTCACTGGTGCTGGAGCTCGACAAATTAGACTTCCTAAAAACACAGATACAATTACTAGTGATATATCATACTATCAACCTAGAAACGACAAGATTGTAATAACTGAAACTGCTGAATTGAAAGTAGTTGAAGGGACAGCATCACTTACTCCAAGATTTCCAGACACACCATCAAATTCTCTTGAATTGTTTAGGACTAAAATGGGTGCAAACACCTTAAGTGGTCAGGATGTAACATACGACATGGTAGAAGCAAAAGGCTACACTATGTCAGAACTAGGAAAGATTGAAAAGAGAGTTGAAAAGTTAGAAGAGCTTACAAACTTGAGTCTTCTTGAACTTGATACAAGTAAGTTCTCAGTGCAAGATTCAAACGGAAATGAAAGAGTCAAGTCAGGATTTATCGTTGATAACTTTATCGATCACTTTTACTCTGCGGTAGATAACAGTCAGTAT